TCAATAAACTCTGTAATTGTTTTATTGTTGTATTATCTAATGTCATATAGGTTTATTAGCGACTTTAGCCATATCGCCTGCTACTTTACGCAATGGGTTACTGACATCGCCTCGTGGCACTACGCTTCCGCCTTTTTGTTTTGCCTCTTTATTAGCCTCGTGTTCTTCAGGATTAACAAATAATTTGTTAGTAGGGTCGTTTGCCTTTGCTTGCTTTTTCATCTGTTGTGCCATCTCTGGATTTTCTGCTATTTGTATTATATTGTCTGGCAACCAATCCTTAGGTTTCTCATCTTGTATTTTAAGTATCTGTTCTAAAGGCTTATATAGGGACATTCCCACATCTACCATACCATCAGCTACCATTTGCGACATTGTCTGAACTACTGGCGTTATTAAATTAAACAACTCCAATTTACGCTGTCTTTCCAGCTCTTTTGACGGGACTAATATAGATTGTGGATTAATTGTTATCTTACCCTCCCATTTTAAATCCTTTATTTCTATATCTTTACCTTTACCTATTTTAAAAAATCTATTATCTGGACTTTCTATGATATTACCTTCTCTATCCTCGTCCATCCCTAAATCTAATTGCTGGTAAAAATCTGCCTGTATCTTGCCATTTGCTAATACCATTTGTTGTAATGGCTCATTATCCACCTCTTCTGCATACGCTGTTAATTCATCAGCACAAGCAAAAGTCATAACCTCTGGTATGGAATATATCTGATTCATCCAAGAAAGTGATATATATGCCTCCTCTTCCAGTGCTTCTGCTATATTAGCCAAAGGTATATTTAATCTTTTAAGTGCTGCGTCTTTTGCGTGTAATACCTCGCCTAAAGTCTTTCCCGTCACCTCGCCTTGTAATGTTTTAGATATACCTGTCGCCTCATCTATATCTTCACTTATTTTCTCCACACCTTCAAATCCTCGCGGGTCGTATTTGATATTTGTCTGTTCAATAGTTGTCCCTGGTAATTTCTGTTTAACTAATCCAGGACTTATAACTAAATCTCCTGTGCCTGCTAACTTATTGCTACCGCTATAGAATAACATCGGATATATAGCCATTACAAGCTGGTCAACTGTCATATTCTTCAACCTATCATACATTACCTTACTATGCTTCAATAACTCATATAAGCCTATACCGTAAGGAGTTCTTAAATCTCTTATATTCCAATATGTCCACCAACAACTTAACTTCTTATCATCATTCGGCAAAGGCGAGGAGTATATTACTACTTTATCGTTAGGTGCGTATATCGCGTATAAATCCTTATTCTTACTCTCATAAAAACCTATAGTAGTTATATCTTGCCTCTTATTGACTTCTATATCTTCTGCTTCATTTTCAGTATCTACTGTCTTATTAATGAATTTAATTTTATCAGCATTAGCATATTTGCCAAATTCCCTGTTGAAAGTATCTTTTGAATAGTCTTTCTCATAATACCAGTCATCAACACTCCAAGGGTCGGATAAATTCGCCATATCATCAATCCAAGTCCTAAACGGGTCTAAAGTTTCCCTATATACGTCGTTAAACTCTATTATTTTCTTCTTAGTGTATTTATTCTTTTCAGGATTATCTAAATCTAATTCTTTCAGTATCTCGCCGTCTCTTGCGACTTTACGCGGAAATGTATGCCCTATTGAAAAGCCATATTTAGCTAAATTAAATATAAACAGTTTCAGTTGTTTCTTACTTTTACCTATTCCCCAGCTCCGTTTCCATAATGCATACCCTAAATCCTTAGTCTTTTTATACTTTTCGCAAGTGGCTTTAAACATTGCCTCGGGGTTTTGGTCAACTAATATAGATAAAGCTGTTTGTATCTTAACCATCAAGGTAGGCTCTGATAAGTCCGAACGCCACTCATTGCCCTCCTTGCCAGTAATAGGCACTATACGCGAGCCTCTTAAACCTGTAGTCTCATCTTGAACTAGTATATTACGCCCTGTTGACTTCTTTTCACTTAAAAATCTAGGTTGATACTCTCTGTCCGCCTCTCTCATTATCTCTTCAAAGTTTAAATTGTTGAGTATGTTTTTCTTACCGTCCTTCAATACTGGCAATCGCTTGATTAAGTATTGTAAAATCTCCTCATCTTCCCCTCTAGGATTATAAGGTTTTTGCGCTTCTTCTTTTGGTTTAATGTTTTGTGGCATACTTATATGTAATCATCTTGCGTTATTTTTGTTTGTTTATCTTTATATAAGTGACTTAATCTCATTTTAACTAGTTCCCTTCCAGTTTGCGGTATATCCTCATCTATCTCTGGGGCTACTGGTGCTGTGTCGCGTATCATATAGCTTATAGCTGTTGCTATCACTACATCATCATTCTCACCTTGTGATGCCTCTGGTCTGCCTCTTTCATTCCTGATAAAGACTAAACACTCCCTCAAAAACTCCTCGTTAGTCCATATATCGTTAAACTTGTTGACTATACTTAATAGATTATCAAGTAAAGGTTTCCTTGTCTTCTCACTTGTTAGAAATCCTAACTTAGGGCTTATCTTGTGCGAAATGCTGTCTATCTCTTCTCTATAGTATAAGTTTGGATACCCTTTATTATATAGTTCCGTCAATACCCATAAACCAGTATTAGCCTCTATACCCAAATATGCGAAGTTATACCATTTGCCTAAAGCATAAGCTACATTTGCCAGCTCATCAGGTCTTATCCTTGCCTTGTATGTTGCTACTGTTCGCATTGTCCTGCTATGTATGATATTCAATACTGAATAATCGCCACCTTCTTTACCCTCTGCCACATCACCGCCTATAATATAACTGCTGTATCTGTCGGGTAATTCGAATATCTTAGTATATCCGTTACTATTATCGTTAAATTCAAAGTCTAGATCATCATTCAATGTAATATCGCCTTGCTGTATAGGCTCCTTGACTGTATCTAATAACTCAATGATACGCTCTTTATTAAAAAAAGTATTACCACTTGCTATAAATGCCTCTTCTGCTGTGAAAGGGTATTCTTGTTTAAATATGTCCTCTGGCGTTAAGCCTGCGTCTGTCTCAGTCTCACCTATCTTCCACCTCCTCCAAGATAACTGCTTATCGTTTAACTTGTATCTTGCTTTTATCTCTTGCTCATAATCTGTTAAAACGAAGTTATCCTGGACATCAAGCTCATATTCCTTAAAATCAACCCAGCTAAAAAATAACGCTGTCCAGGAGGCTGTTGTCTTCTTATAACTCTTGTGCCATATCCTGTTAAAGTAATTACCAAAACCGTTAGCAGTGCTTTCAATGAATATGCTCCCCGTCTTGCCCACTGCTTGCAATAGTCCATTCATTATAGTGCCTGCATTTTCCCACATCGCCACCTCTGAACAATGCAAATCTGTTATGTTATCACCACGACCGAAGGTTTTCGTTCCGGCTGTTCCTATATAAAAATAACTGTTAGTCTTCTTAAAACTAAACTCTTTTTCGCTTTCCTTGTCAAGCATCGGCTCACATATCAACCGGGAAGAAAAAAACTTAACTTTCCTAAATAGTTTCTTTGTTGCGTCTTCCGTATGGGAGATAACAACCGCTCTTGTGTTCGGGACTACTAAACATTTAACGAAAAAGTAAGCTATTATAAAGGTGCTGTAGCCAAATTGCCTGCCTTTTAATATAATAATCCTGATAGGCTCTTTTGCTTTCTCAACCTCTTCAACAAGTTGTTTTTGCTTGTTATTGAGTATGAACGGCACGACTTCGGCGTCTTTAGTTTCCACACTTAAGAAATCTTCAATCTGTTCGGCTAATACTCTAATTGTTATCTTTAATTTGTTTAATGTCTCCATTTTTACGCTTTATGTTTTCAAGGAATAAATCCTCCATTGACAGCTTAACAGTGCTATTAACATTTTGCGTCGGCATTCCGTCCATTCTATTTGCTATCTCTTTAAAAGCTTGGACATCTCCTTCTTGTGCTTTTTTCATCATTGCTTTCGCCATTGCTATTTTAACCTTTTTTGTGTTATTACCGTTCTCTTCCATTAAATCCTTAAAAAGCCCGCCCCAAGTCCACTCTTTCTTAGGCGGCCCTTCACGATTGATATGTTCCGGATGCTTACTAAAGCCATTTTTACCATACTTTTGCCATTTTATTGCCATTTTATTGCTATTTATGTTATAATACAAAGCCACACAATGCGTTTTAAGCCATTTGAATAAATTAGTTGATACTTTATACCTCAATAAAAAAAATAGCAAAAATAAGTCTTGCTATTCGTTAGATAAGTTATTGAGTATAGTATCTCGCATATAATTACAAGCTACCATTTTATTATTATCTTGTCAAGCGTAATTAAAACACCATAAAACTACCCTTTCTTGAATAGTTATCCACATACCCCATTTTAAGCCGTAGTTTAAGCTATTATTAAGCTATTGTATTATTTATTTAATTGCGGTATAGTAAAGCTAAGAGATAACAACATCACCGCAACTACTAATATAATTACAAAGTGATTATATCCAGTTTTGCGGGGATGATAAAAAGTATATGAAACTTACACAAGAAAAAGTATCTAACTATTTAATAAAAAAAGGTTTTAATAAAACAGATACAAATAAAATGTTAAAAAAACATTATACACAAGTGATACGCATATATAAAGATAATAATTTAACAGTTAAATTATTATCAAATCTAATAACCTCTTTTTATTGTATATAAGAGATAACAACATCACCGCAACTACTAATATAATTACAAAGTGATTATATCCAATAAGCGGGGATGATAAAAAAAATATGGCTTTAACAGATAACGACAAATATATTCTTATAATATTATTACAAACAACTAAAGAATTATTAAATAATAAATACAAAAACAGAAAAAGATTAACTTCTAACGAAATATGGGAAAAAGCAACAACGCTTTCACAAATAGAAGATTTAAAAAAATTAACTAAATAATACCACCACCTCAACTAATACCATCGTATCAAGTAGAGGCGGGGCTGATATAAATATGTATAAAATAATAGATTATTACACATCAAAAACTATAGCAGATAAATTTGAGACAAAAGAGGAAGCAAGCGATTATAATAATAATTATCATCAACAAGCTGTAATTGATAAAAAAGAAACCCATAACTGGCTGACAATAATAAAGCAATATTAAAAACAAAAAACCTATAAAAATATAGGTTAATGTTAAATCGCAATCGCAATTTACCGAGCCCAATGCTCATATTTATAGTATATAATATAAACTAACAACCGTCAAACTAATATAATTATATAATGATTATATCCAGTTTTACGAGGAACGAAGCAATCTCGTAAAACAATAAGATTACTTCACTACTCGCAATAATAGGAAATAATAAATTTTTTATATTATCGCAAGTATATCTTCTTCTGAGATAACCAAATAATCCTTATGATCAATTTTTATTTCATCTGGACTATATTTTTTAAACATAACCTTATCACCTACTTTAACAGCCATTTCAGCTCGCCTACCGTCATTTAATAATTTTCCTGGGCCTGCTGCCATAACCTCTCCTTTTTCAGGACGTTCTTTATCAACAGTATCAGGTAAAATAATGCCTGAAATTGTTGCTTCCTCTTTGCTAACAGGTTTTAATATTACCCTATCGCCTAATGGTTTTATATCCATACAAAACAACTTTCGCGCATTGTATTTATATAGATTCAAAATATCTATTGAATTTATATAAATCAATGTTATTAAAAAATTTTAATAAATAAATAGATTAGCACTCTTTAATATAGAGTGCTAGTTTATTATATATTACATTTATTTTTTATCATCGTCAATATTGACAGTTTTACATATTTTATAATTTAATATAATTCATCTTTTAGGGGATACCACTATTCAAAAAACGCCCCGATTAATTTGTCTTTAATAAACTAACAACCGTCAAACTAATATAATTATAAAGTGATTATATCCAGTTTTACGAGGAGTATGATAATTAGATACGAAAACAGCATACAAATGAAAAAAACTAAATCAAATGAGTATGTTGATATATATTTTAATAAATTACTATCCAACCAACAATAACACCCCCCTACAAGGCACACAATAGCTTTTTAGGGGGTGTATATAACTATATACTATACACTAAACGAGGAAAATTAAAAATGTTATCAATTTAATTATTATATAATGTTTTCTAATTTTATACCATTTATAGAAATAGGAAAAAAATAACCAATATGAAACAAACATTTTTTAAACTGACAAGATACTAAGCGACAAGGATTTTTCAAAGAGGTTCGGGAGCTGATTACTATAGAAGACTTGATCGGCTGCAGGGTAGTAAAATACTCTGCTTTTTTCATACATATTTATATACCAAAAATCAGCATATAGTATATTACCCCCCTTATATATATAAGGGAAAAAGGTAAAATACCGATAAAAGCATCGTTTTCT